CAGGGATAATGCGCACAATCAATGCATCTCATGAGTTCACCACCTAAAATTCAGGCAGAGTGATCTCTTGGACGTTCTCGGTTAAAGCGGCGAATACGCCACGACGGGCACGACCAACAATTTGAGCTTCGACCAAACGAGACAAGTCTGCTAAAGTAGCATCAATCCTTAGATCGTGCTTAACAAGCTCCTTGAACCCACGCTTCGGACGAATTAAATATGCTTTGGTATCAGCAACGCCATTGTACTTGAAGGACTTCTTGCCTACCTGGGCTTCCCAACCATCATACGCGATGATTGTATCGATACCAGTCAAAGAGGCATAATCAGTACCACGGACATGGAACTTACCTAGTGCTTCTTGGATGTGGTCAAGTCTTGTGCCAGATACCAGCAAGATGTTACCAGGACGCTTTGCCTGTCTTGCGTCAGCCATACCCTTCTTGAGAGTTTCGCGAAGGCTTAGGATGGGATGAGCTGCGAATGTTGTGTCGCCTTCCACAGGTAAATTACCTTCAACGTCAATGAGGACGGCACCCGTCTTATTACCAGCACCGTAGCTGTAGCTAATGATGGGTCCTAAATGGATGTGGTTAAGCAAAGCATTGTATGCTTCACCAAACGCACGATCAATCTCGTCCATTTCAAAGGTACGGTTGTACTCAACCATGTCTTCGGTATATTCGATACCTGCAGCATAAGTTACAATGCGGGCTGTTGGTCCTTCTTCTGCTTGCAAGTGACCAAACTTAACTTCTTCACCTTCGATGTGTTCAGCAAACACGATAACGCCTTTTTGTGCCCACTTAGCATCGAATACTTCCGGGAAGTTCCTGTCTTCGATACGCTCATAAATTGGCGTGTAAAGAGTAGGAGTGGTCTCTCTGCCTAACTCAACGTCAAGCACGACCTTTTCCAGGAGTTCCTTGCGAACCGCATCAGTGGTGATCATCTCGCCGATAGGCTTGCTAAGGGCGTAGACCGCCATTTCGCCATTTACGATGCGCTTTTCTACGCTGTGTTCTTTGCCATCTAATACAAAAGGCACCTTCTGCTCGAAAGTGCCTTGTCTGCGTGCGGCTCTGGCTGTTTCGATACTTACAATTTTTGTCGCCATTATTTATCTCCTCCATTCCTAAACTTGTGGCCCAAGGATGAACCAAATAACGCCATTGGCATCCACAGGACTAGTAACACGACCAACCAAACGGTAAGCTGTTGGTTCAACTTCGCCATCATTGGCTTCTTTAGTCACTTTCTTGGTTGTTGGGTTCCAATAAATCAGATCCCCTACAGCGAGAACTTCCTCTTCTGTGGTTTGATCAGTCTCGTATTCTGCCTGTTCGATGGTCAGGATAGCATCGGCAGTTTCGCCTATCCCTGTCTTGACATCTCGCGTTAGAAATCCAAGAAAACCGCCAATTAGAGCCAATTCCCCCGCCTTGTATTCGGAACTGGCAGGAACAGTCACCCTAACACTCTTGCCATCGCTTACCTTGAAGTAACCCTTTTGATAAGTGGTGCTGGGCACCGGTTGGCCTTTGTAAGCCATTTGTCATTCCTCCTTCCAGCTCAATGGACTAAATGGATACGGTTTTTGTGACCAGGTGCTTAGGAGCACCCTCTCCACCGCCACCCTTGGGTGCGGGCGGATCGATGAAGTTCTTGCCCAAAAGACCTTTGATGGTCTCATCGGCCAGGATCTTGTCGATCTCACCGACAATCTGCTCCTTGGCTGCGCCTTCCGGCACATTGAGCAGCTTGGCCACAAGCAGTTGAGCTTGTTCGCCTGTCACCTTTTCTTTGATGGTTTCTGCCACCAACTTCTGGTGAGCGGCCTTGGCCTGTTCGCTCATCGCTTTTACCATCTCGCCAACGACCTCAGCGGGCTTCTCGGGCTTCTGTTTGTCATAACCCAGAGCCTTCCAAACCTCGGCCATCTCGCCGGCGATCTTGAGGGCTTCGTTGGTGTCGGTGTCTTTGCTGAAGCCCAACGCAGCGGCCAGGTCAGCGCCGTACTCGGCGGCCGTTTTGAACTTCTTCAGCTGCTCACCAGCGAAGAGTTCGACCACCTGGTCTTTGGTGTAGCCCATCTCACCAACGATGGACTCCAAGTTGGTTTCGCCTTTGGCCACTGCAGCACGAATGGCCACCAGCATCTCCTGAATGGTCATGTTCTCATCAGCTCCTTCTGTGCTTATTTCCCCGGATACCGGGGTATAGATGATCTGCTCCTTCACTTCCACAGCATCGTTACCCAGGACTACCTTGCCATCCACAACACCATAGCCAACCTTAAACCACCTAGAGGCTCCGCCTTTTTCGATCTCTACGATGCAGTGGTCATCGTACACTCGGCGCACCCAAACGAAATTCTCGGGTTCTTTGAACTTGGTGCGCAAGACCATCAGTAACGCTTCGCTTAACCCTTCGTGACTGCCATCGTAAGCCATCGAAGAAGCCCCAGGTGCAGGGATGGCTTCCATCTCCCCGGTGGGCACATAGGTTATCTGCTCCACCACTTTGACAACATCTTCCCCTAGCACAACACGACCATCTGAAATTGAGTAGCTTACTTTCGCAAACTCTTTGGGGCCCGTAGAGGGCTCCATTCCAACGATCACATGGTCAGCAAAAAGACGATGGACCCAGGCGTGGACATCTTTGTTGCCAAACCTGGTTCGCACCGCCCCAAAGAGAGCCTCCCTTAACCCCTCGAAACTACCATCCCAACCAACTAGACTCACATCAAACTCGCCAGCAGTAATACCATCCATTTCCCCGACAGCAACAATTTCGGTGGGCATTCCTGCCCTATGCAGCGGTGTCCAATCAATGGACAACGGTTTGTAGCCGACTACATGAACCTCTCCACCAACATTCTTTAGCGTGGGTATGCCGAAGATCGACACTTGAGTGACCCTTTTGGAGCGGATCCACCGTTTGAGGTCCGCGGCTGCCTTGTCCACCACACCCCTAAAGTAAGCCTTGCCGTTTTCCCACTTGGCTCCTACCCAGTGGGTGACGGGCGTGGGAAACTCGGTGTCCACATTGTCCGGCTTCTGGTGCCCGAGGAAGCCAGATAGAGTGTGCTGGTTCACGAAGTTAACGATATCCTGCAAGCTCTCGCCCGTGTAGAACCAGCCGCGCTTGGACTTACTGGTTGGGACACTCACTACGACCTCAAGCGGGTCATCATCCCCGGCCTTGATAGCCTCCAAGTCAACCCCGGGGGCCAGAGGAATGTCTGCCGGCTTCATTCCACCGAGGGCAGCATCGAGGATAGACATCTCTCCCTCTACCAAGCTGGCGGGAGGTTCCTCTCCCAGCTCCTGATAGTGCCTCCGCAAGTGGGCCCTGGCCGCAGCTTTCTGATCATCCGTCAGGCTGGTGTTGGCGGATAGGTCAGCAGCCGCCTTAGCAAGGGCAAACTTGTTCAGCACCACATCGCCTTCATCCGTCACTTCGTGATGAAGGCCGAAGACATGTTCCGGGCCGAAGTCTTCGCCTATGGGCGATGTCACCACCGCATATGCTTCTTGGATAGCTTCCTTGGCACCGCCGATTCCCTGCTCCAGGCCCTTTTTGAGTTTGGGCCACACGTTTGTGGGCTCCCAGGCCTTGATGGAAACGGTGTCTTTGATGGTGAATACGCTAATCGGTATTGGTGTCACCCCCTTTCAAAGAAACCAAAATGACGGCCAGCTTCTCTGTCATCCGTGGCCAAGAGCTCTCCCTTTTTCAGCGGAGGCGGCCACCCTCTTGAGGCTCCAAACACAGCAAGAACACCACAGCTACAACAAACATCCCGACCCAGAACGCAGTCATGTCAGCACCCCCTCGATCATGGCATCAACAGCCTGGCTTACCATCTCGAGCATCCGCTCGGCACTGGGGAGGTAGACCTCAAGCAGATCCGGTTGGTCTTTGTACTCCCGCCACAACCGATCAACGTTCTGACGAGCTTCCTTCTCGATCTCCCGCAGTTTCTTGAGCGACTCAACTCTCGCTTTTAGTTTTGATCGTGGGAAGGCGATGATATCAAGGTCGCCAAGTTGACGCATGTGTCTGTCCACAGACTCAGAGGCAGCCTTCCTTGCCGCTTCCCTGACCTGTTCCACGGTCGGGTTTTCTCCAAGATTCTTCAAAGGGTCTCTTTGCTTCTGCAGGTTAGACTCGGGCCCCCACGTTTCGTCTGCCTCACCTTGGTTCTTGAGCTTGGTGGCCGAGATCTCACGGTACTTCTGCCTGATGTCGTCAACGCTTGCCCGACGGATGACTTCCATGCACTCATTGCAAATGCCGATGACGCAGAGACCTGGCCCATCAGGATCGGCGTTCGCTCGCGGGACAAGGCCACCCATGCCTTGAAAATGGTCCCATTTCCGGCCGCACAGAGTGCACGTCCCGACCGCATGCCTGCTCAACCAAACCATCTGCCGAGCATCACTCATTGACTCCCTCTCCTTTCAAGGCATGAAAAAAGCACCACCGTTCAGTGATGCCTCATTCAGATAATCGGCAAACATATGTTCTATTCCCAAGGAGGACTTTCATCTGTTTCCTGCGAATAATCCATCAAGGAGGTGAGAAAATGGATCCCCGCGAGGAGCAGAAGTTGTTGGTCAAGGCCACCGCTCATCTTCAGAAAACTCTCGATGACGCGCAGCGCCTCGGCAGAGCATGCGCCGCCTTAGCCGATTCGCTCAAGGACCTATCGGCGTTCTTCAAAGAAACGGGTCTTGAGGAACTGTCACCAGTTGATAACGAGTTTCTTCTGAGAGTTGCAAACGAAGTAGACGAGCTCGCCAAGACCATTGACCAAGTGAAGGACGCCTTCACGAAGAAAGGACTCTTGGCATAACAACGGTGGGAGGAAACTCCCATCGTTTGCTATTCAGGTGTCCTTCCGTTTAGCCTATCCATCGAATGCCTCAGCGAACGGACCACCTGCCTCAACTTCCGTTCGGCCTTCCTCGGCTCAACGCCAGCTTCGATCTTCCTCTGGGCCTTCTCTCGCTCTTTCCTCACCTTCTTCTGCAACAGCTTGATCTCGTCATCAATCTTGTAGGCGATGGTCTCACGCCCACACTCCGGGCAGGTGAACCCGACTTCCTCGATACCATCCTCAACCTGCCTAACAAACATATTGTCCTGCACGATGAATACTGCAGGACAATTGTCGCACTGGACTTTGGTCTTATTCATGGTCCCTCTCCTTTGCGTGTAGTTCCTGGTCCCTGCGCCTGCGGGTCAGCTCGCCCCTTTCGCGACCTCCCTGCAGATGCGGTATGGCCGTTTTGATCAGCCCGCAGGACTGCAGCAAGCTGTATCGGTGCTCGCTACTTAGTTGATCCCAATAATGGGCATAGTCAAACAGGTCCCTCATGCAGTCTCGTGCGAGATGGAGGAACTTGTCCCAATACCGCGTAGTCTCGAGGCTGGGTATCCGGGGCATGATGGCCCTCCTTAGAACACCATCTGCCTATAGATGTTGTTGTGCCACTCTTCCAAGTAGTCAACCGACCGGGGATCCTTCTTCCAACGGATCAAGTCCTGAACAAACTTCTCTGTTTCAATGACGACGGGCACGACGTAGCAGAGGCAGTTTGGGTGCGGGTGGGGAGGTTCTTCACCCTTCTTGTACACCCCTGGCCCCATGCCATAGAGGTCTGCAGACGCCAAATCGTCGCAGATATCTGGCTCCGGATGACTATCCGATAAGCAGTACTGAACGCCGATATAGGCCGGGTTGATCATGCCCCTGCTGTAGACTGCTTCGTTAAAGGCCATTGCGTACTCTGTCCTGGCAAGCCTGAGTGCTTCATAGGACAGGTTGCCAGGCACACGGCGCTCCATGCGCGCCATCATGTTCGGATAGTCTTCCGCAAGTGTACCATTTCTCACATAAACTTCTAAATCCTTCGCCACTTGGACAGCATCGCGCCCCGAAGTTATGCCTGCGTGGATAATATCCCGCATGGCCTGCCTGGCGGACTCGGCCTGCTCCCAAATGCGATCCGAAATAGCTAACCCTTGGCGAGTGCGCAGCCAGAAGGCTTCGACTGCAGACTTGTTGAGATCAGCAAACCCCCTCTGCAGGCGCAAGAAGTCTATCGGAGCATCCGCCTCTTTCAAAGCCCTGATGAGGAAGTTGTCTATCGGCCGGGCCCCGATCTCTACAACCTCCATCAGGCCCGTCTTGATGAGTGCAGCGCTCTTTTGGTAGATGGTGTCGGCTTCCTTGCGCAGCGCTTTGTCCAAGGCCTCGAGGTGGTTGCGAGTCAGCTGACCCACAGTGGGGCTCAAGCTTCTCAGCTGTTTGGCCACTCGATCCGCCGCATCCAGGTATATCTTGGCCAATGCGGGCTCATGCCTCAGTTTGACAGCCAGAAAGTCCCTTCTGGCTGTGAGGAGTTCCCGGCCCATCACGCTGTCTGATATGCGCCGAATAAGCTCGATGTTGCGCCTGGTCATCTCCTGGACAGACATCACGCATCACCATCACGGCCGCGGTTCTGGCTCTTTTGGATCTCGGCCAAGACCTGCTCGATCATCTTTTGTTCATCTTCAGCGAGCTGAGCGTCCTCAAGCTGAGACCTGCGCAGCATATCCTGGACGATCCTGTCTTTCTCACCCATCACCTCGGGGTCATCACTTTCGTAGTCGTTCATGGTCTCGACGTACTTGGCCAGGAACGACACGGCAGCCTCGTGAGACATGATCTGGTTATTGACGGCCGTGGTGAGGGCCCTTACCAATACTTCGATGGTCTCAGCAACCTCTTTGTCACCCCTCGGGTCTACCTCATCCCAGACCAGCTCAACAGCATGGGTAGCAAACTTCTTGCCTGAAGCCATCGACTCCATAGCCAGTACCATCCTGGCGAGCCTTTTCCAGCTGTCAGCGAACTGCTCCCGTTTGCGATCAATCTTCTTGATCAGCACGGGCATCTGCTCCTTAACGCTGGCCAGGGAACTGGGCGTGTGGGTTCCGAATGCAAACTCCGGTGTCTGAGAGGCATCTATGATACACCAGAACAGCAGTTGAAGCAGTTCTTTGGCATCGCCGGTGGCAGAACGCACTTCGGCGAAGTCGGCGTCTTCACCGTCTTGCGTAAAGATGAACGCCTCTCTACCATCAATCTTGAGTTCGCCGCCCTTACGCATGAACTCGGCAAGATCCGTTATGCCGAAGTTGACTGACAAGAAGGTGTCGACGTCTTTGAGATGCAACTTGAGTTTCGGAGTGCTGTGTAGCTTGGAACCCTGGATGGCGTGGAGCATCACATCGTGATATGCCTTGATGAACGGCTCGATCACCTCGAGCTCGCTCTTCCCAAAAGCAGACCCTGGATCCCTCTCGTTGGAAAACTGAACGATAGGGATGAACCCCCACGGATTTTCCCGTTCCCCTTCCTCGATGCCAGGGTTGTCTCCTTCGATGATCGTCGTGATTCGGGCATCTCTATTGATGCGCTCCTGCACCTTGCATTTGCGTAGATTCCCTCGTTCGTCAATCCATCCGCAGGAGGACTCGAGTACATACTCGATGATCTCACCCGTGATGGGGTGGCGCTTCAGTTTGTCCTGGGCAATCATCTCGGGCGGAATTATGTTATAGACTAACCTGCCGCCAACGGCCTCGGGATAAAGCGCACTGTTTTCTTCGGACTCTTCCCGGGTAAGCCAGACCCAGCAATCCCCATCCCTCAGCCCACCCAGATGCGTCATTTGCATCAGTGAAGAGTGCTCCCCAAAGAACTCATCCAGCACCGCTTGCGCATCTTCATCCTCGCTGACAAAACGGGGTATGCCCATGAAGCCGACAGTAGTGTTAATCACCGGCTTGGCGAAGGCGGCGCCCAGCTTATATGCATCATTTGTGTTATCGTAGAGCTCTCGCGCCAGCTGGTAGTCCACAGGTTCAGAACGGAGTTGGTAAACACCCGGAGAAGAGCTGGCTATGCGTATTCCCCATCGATGAACCGTTTGGCGCAGCCTGGAGATTTCTCCTGCTATCTTGCTAGGTATCCTCACCATCTCACCTATGAAGCTCATCTTTTCACCCCGCTTCTAGCGATAGATCTTTATGCTCGCAAGTGCCCTCAAGGCGTCGATGTTCATCCTGCGCCCTTTCGCAAACAACAAACAGACCGCATCGCCATAGTCTGGGGAGCGGCCTAAGCGCTTTTTCATCTCAGCCTTTGACTCGACCACAATCTTTCCCGAGGAGTTGATCTTGTACTTAATGCCGGACAGGTCGGCCAGGAGTTCATCATTCGGCGGCAGACCGATCGGGTTAGGGTTCATCTTGGTATTCGGGTCCAGGAGCTGCCGCAGGTTCCACCACAGCTCACTGCGTAGGTTGTCGAAGTTCTCGGGGTCGTTGGGCTTCTCTGCAACGTTGACCTCGGTCACGGGAGCGCTTTGCTCCCTCAACCTGTCTGCCACGCCGGCGCCCAGACCGATGACGTCGATCTTGATATCGGTGGCCCTGTGCTCCTTGTACGCCTGAATCACACGGCCAGCGGTCTCCATGGTGTCCTGCTGGCTGTAGTCGTGGAGCGCGATGACCTTCCACCCGTGTCGAACGCCGATGACGGTTTTGTCGCTGCCGAACCTGGCAACGTCCACACCGAGTTCGACCGGTTCGCCGTGCTCCATGTCATGCCATCTCTCCATAGCCGCTTCGATCCAAGCCAAGGGGATGAGAGTATCCTCGCTCTCTGGGGCAAACTCACCCTTAACGCGCGCAATATAGGCCGGCGACTCCGGCCCCCAGCGTCTGTACTTATCGGCCACCCACTCCGGAGTTATCAGCTTCGGGTTTGGCAAAGGCCCGGTGATCTTGTTACGCCAGGTGTCGGCAGCGATGTCGCTCTCTGTTATGCCAAACGCCATGAAATTGGGCGTGTCAAACGCGGATATGCTGAGCGTCTTCCAGCCCCCGCCTCTGAACGCCTGAAAGAATGTCCCCGCCGTGCTGGTCGGGTTCCCCAACAAGAGAAGACGTGCGTTACTCGAAGTAAGCACACCCTCAATGGCCTCAAAGATTTCTTCAGGCACGCCCGCGGCCTCGTCCACCACCACCAGAATGTTCTCTTCGTGGAAGCCTTGGAAACGGTCGGGCTCATTCGTAGACAGGCCAGCAGCATACCACTCGTCCTGGACGATCTGAATCTCCGGGCTTTTGGGAAGGAGGTTACCCCCAAGCGGTATCTTGGCCCTCCTGTATGAAGCCCTCACTTCCTTCCAGATCAGCTTCTCCACCTGCCTCCAGGTCGGAGCTGTACTCAGAACGATTGAGTACGGGAAGCAGGAGAGGAACCAGAGTATCACCTGGCCTGCGATGAACGACTTGCCGACGCCGTGGCAGCTCCGGACGGCGGTTCTGGGATAGTCTCTGACCGCCCGCAGTATCTCCGCTTGCTTCTCCCACGGGTGAGCGTTCAAAACTTCCTCGACGAACCAAACAGGGTCACGCTGGGCTTTCTGGAGGATCTGCCTCTCCTTCATGTGCTTTCACCACCAAATCAACCCAGCTCTTTAATTCGACAGGTCCTCCGTCTTTGCCGGTGATTTCTTTGAGCTCCTTAAACATTCCAAGGTGCTGCCCGATTTTATCTAACGCCTTCAGCTTGTCGTATAGTTTAAACGTGAACGTGCCTTTGGCGTTCAAAGAAACCTCTTGGATAACGCTTCCGTCCACTTCGTCACTGTCAAATAGTTCGATGATTTGAGTGTACTCGTTTAATGGTTCTCCCGTCTCCGGATCTTCCCCGGTTGACACCTTCTCTGTTCTGAATGTAAGAAAATTCTTAATATCTGCAAACCCTATCTTTTTCAGTTCTAATAAGACCTCTTTGGCGGATACGATGCATTCATCCTCTGCCTCTTTTACGAGGCGGTCACGAAGCTCATTATACCTTGTAATGACCTTATAACTGTTGAACAATTTACTTGCTCTCGAATCAATGGTGTTATCAGCCCATTTCAAGCTCTTGGGGTATGCGATTCTATATGCTTCCCTCTGCGACTTCCCTTTAATTAACTCTTGAACAAATTTTTCTTGCTTTAGTGTAAGATTGGACACCCAAATCACCTCCTTAGTTGTTTTTGGCGGGAGAGGCGGGAGGCGTATAGTCCCCTCCCGAACGCGTAGAACGTGTGCAGGCAACCTAAATTTAAAACACCCCGGTTGTTGCATAAAATACAACAACTCAAAGGTGCTTATAGTTAACTACCATATCCAGTGTCTCCGCATAACCTGCAAGATCCACCCTATTATCTCTCTTGGGTCTGTTGCATTCCCGGCTCATCTTGACGCCGATCATGCAAAGCGCCACTTGCTCCCCAAGTGTGTGTCGGATACTACGCCAAACCTGATAGTTTGGTCGCCTTGCCAGTCCAATACGTGTTCGTTTTCCTCGCTTGGAGCGATTTTGTGCATTTTGACATGCTCACCATTAAGGGTGATGATGTACCCGGCTTCTCGTAAATCCTCGACGGTGGCTTCTAGCACCCTTGTGCTTATACCCAATGTTTCACAAACGTTGCTGACCCCTAGTTCTTTACCTAGTCGCTTTTTGAGTAGGGCAAATTGACAGCATCATCCTTCATTTCCTCGTTCTTGCGGTTCTTTTTCCGCCAGCGATAAAGATAGCTGTTGACAGCACTAAATGACTCTCCAAGTTCGTCAGAAATTCTTCGGGCTCCAAGCCCTTGTTCTGTGTGTAACCTCAAAGCCTCTTTATGCCAATCCGCCAAGCCTCCACCTCCCTTAAAGCCTCGCCCGGCTTAGCACGCTTTCCATCCACCGCAAATTCAGCACAATTTGGTTAATAGCTGCCATTGCCTCCAAATCCTCTATAGGGATGTCGTGACCCAATCTCTCTTTCCACTCCCGGTAGAACCCTGGCGGAAGTATACTCATCAGACCACCTCGCAATTAAGATGGAGCGGGCGAGGACTTGCACCTCGCATGGTGGTGATCGTCCAGCCCAAGCCTGTTTCCGCCACCTATTTGCCGGCCTCATTAAGGGCGTGCTTTAGCGTATCCTTTTCCGCCACCGCTCCCATGAAAATACTCCGGCGGAGGTGGGCCGGGGTAAACCAAGGAGGTAAAGAAAAGATGGTATGTCGGCGCTGCGTTTCCAAACCATCTCGCATACACTATAACACAGGTGCAATATAAACTTCTATCAACTCTCCCAAAGTTTTTCAAACTCTTGGAGTGCCCGGCCGTGTAATCGGCGCACCCACTGATAAGTAAAACCCATGTCAACAGCGATCTGCTCCCATGTTTTGCGATTAAAATAATAGTCGTATAATACCGTTTTATGGCGGCTATCTGGTATCCGCTTTATGAGCTCCAGGGCATGCTGTCTCATACTTAGTAATTCGTCTTCTGAGTCGGCAAGGGTGCTACTCAGATCCACAATCTTTGCCACTACCGTACCGAGCTTGTCCTGGTCACCACCGCCCGGCTGCACCCTGTCCAAGGTGGGCGGGGCACTGGTTACCCTTTCCGCCATACTGCGCAATTCGTCTAGTTGCTCGAGCTTTACGTTAATTACTTCATCGAGCCGTCTTATTTGTCTGAGATACTCTTTTGCTGTCATGGGCTAGCCCTCCCGTTGCACCGACTGATGCTTTTCAAAACCATTGGGATATCGTTTTCTTAATTTTTGAAAGTGCGTTTTCAAAGCAGGCATACTTGCCTTCAAAGTCGTTTAGTTTCACGCACCCACTCTTTCGTACTTGCTCATGATATCAAACTCCCGCCTTGACCTTAAAAAATATTATAGTACCTCTACTTAATTATATATGATTTATACAAACAAGTCAAGTAAATAAGTCAAATATTTGTGGATAATAAAAAAGGAGGGTTTTTCGTCCCCTCCTGATTTCCCCATTTTTAGGTTTTGGACTGCTTAAATAATCCCTCTTACTGGTTGGGTACCATCTACTGTCATAACGTTCATTCCATTATTGCCGCCGTCCTTGTATCCGTACCTAAATTTTGCATCATAGTAGATTTTACTGTCTGACGTTTTTAGAAGGCTAATTATAATTTGGACATTCTTCATATTGTTGCCCATGATTCCTAGTGCTAAAGATGGCACGTTTGCGACTAATTCGTAATACTTTTGCTTTCTGTAATTTTCCTTCTCCTTAAGCTCAAAAGCCAATCCGTTAATACCCGACTTAACTTCAAAATCCTTAATAACTTCGGCCGCCCTGCTTTCAAGTAATTCTTTCACTTTATTTACCTCCTTTTTTCCTGTTATACCCTATCTTTTTGACTACCTACCTTACGGCGCTAATCCATTCGCTCCAAAGACCATTTTCGTCCATAATCGTTCCAACCTTTTTATACTCCCGCTTCAGTACCCGCTTTATCTGACCTATTTCTTCTTTTGTTACCAGGAAAGGTGAGTGTATGGTGAAGGTGTTTAAGTCACTATTGGAATATACTTTATAACCGTCCAGCTCGTTGATTTTATTAACCACTGCTTGAGCCGCCTTAGTTGTTTTTAACTCGAGGTCCTTTAATACCTGTTCCGTAATATCTACAAACCCTAAATCTGTAATTAAACTCTCTCTTGTTCTTGTCATCTCGTTTCCTCCTTGTTTTCCCGTTTTTGTATTTCCCTTCTTTCAATTATAATTATATACTATATACCAAAAAAAGTCAAGGGTTTTTTTCAACTTTTTTTTCTAAAAAAGTGGGGGCGGCCATCCCCTTGAGACTCCAAACACAGCAAGAATATCACAGCTACAACAAACATCCCGACCCAGAACGCAGTCATGTCAACGCCTCCTCCTTCTCCTCCTTATTTTCCTATATAATTATATAGGAAGTCAAAGAAGAAGTCAAAGGTTTTTTCAACTTTTTTCTAAAAAAAAGAAGGGAGCCCGTAGGTCCCTTCTTTTCTTTCCAAAGCCCCCTATCACCCATGTTAGAATTCTTCTTCTTCCTCGAATTCCCCTTCTTCAAGTGCTTCTAGGGTATCCTCCAAACTTATGAAGCTTCCTCCTAACCATCCTTGACGACTTAGGAGAGCTCCATCGATGTGTGCCATCCAATACAACTTTGCCCTTTCAAGTTCCTCTGGAGCTACCTCCTTTAAAATGTTTTCCACCTCATCCAACTTGTCGTAAATCTCCTCTGCTATTTCCCATAACCTCTCGGCAGCCTCTGCTTTTGTCATTTTCCATCTCCTCCTTGTTTTCCTATTTTGTTTGCCTTCTTTCAATTATAATTATATAGGAAGTTAGAGCAGAAGTCAAGAGTTTTTTCAACTTTTTTCTAAAAAAAAGAAGGGAACCTGCTGTAGGTCCCTTCTTTTTATTTGACTGTTTGATTTAGTGGGCGATTTCGATAATGCCATAATCTTTATTCTTGTAAATACTGACTGTTTTACCAGCGTTTTTGCCGAATTGTTTGTTTTCAATTGTTTTCCAGAACTCAAATGCTGCAGTTTCGTTCATGTCATATTCACTTATAACCTTACCATTTACTATACTTTTAGCATGTACCATGTGAACTCGAATAGATTTCTTATTGACCTTAACAACTGTGCCTGTAATAACTTCCTCATAAATGTATATGCCGCCCATTGAATTGCTTCCCTTGTGAATTTGTACCGTTAGCCCTGTTCTTGTCATTTTCCATTTCCCCCTCGTTTTCCTATTTTTGTTTCCCTTCTTTCAATTATAATTATATAGTATG